CCGTGAGCAAACAGTCGAAGTCGAAGTCGAAAGCGAAGTGGTATTTTGTATTGATTTGGTATTTAAAAAGCAACTAATCATGAATACGCCCGTTGTTGATTTGGGTGATATCTCACCATCAGGTCACTTTCCATTGGCTAAGGCGTTGGAGCAGGTAACGGATGGAGTACTAGCTTTAGTCGATACTAACGCACATAAGAAAGTGATTATTGCATCTCCCGTTTTGGTATCAGTATTTCAGTCTGCTATGACTGGTAACTATGTTTTCTCTCCAGCACTTGAAGGTAGCTATACGGGATTTGGATATACAGGTCTTGCCGGTACACTAAATAACGATATCGATATGTATTACACACTACTGAACTACCCTGAATTGGGTGAAGTAGAGATTCAGGCAATTGTTTTGAACATAGCGGAGGATGGTTCTTATGAGAGCTTTCCAGTAGTATTTAATATTGATTTTTAAGGAAAACGTAAATGAAGAAAATGACACAACGAATACGACGCATTGGAATTGAGCACGTTTAAAAAATCCAATGCGTCAGAAGCTGAAGTAGTAAAAGCGTCCGTCTTATAAGCGGAAGGCAGTGGGTGCAAGTCCCACCTGACGTACCAAAAAAGCGAGTAAAAATGATCAAAGAATCAAAAGATGTGGACTACACTATTGCCACGATGGAACAGCTTGAAAGGCTGGCCCGTGAAGAGGGTAGTGATATTGAGCGTAAACTTAAAACAGCTGATCTGGTCTATGATGGGAATATCTTTCTTGCCATTGTTGAAGGTATAGGATATTCCATTCCAAAACTAGCAAGTCAAATAAACATTGATGCTCACTGATATAATTCCAGTATATAAATAAAGGATAATAATAATGATAAACGTAATACCAATTGATTTAGGTGGCGATAAGACAGGTTATATATTCGACATAACGGTTAATGTTGGTGCAAGACCATCCCACCTTGTTAAAGAAAAGATAGAGGAAGTAGCTGATAAATTTAAAAATTCTGATTTATACATAGAAATGCAGTCAAACAAAATTCCATTTCATTGTTTTTATCATACAGATACTCTCGCTCTTAAGGATACCAATAAGACTATAAGTGACTTAACTAGTGAGCTAAAAGAACTCAAAGAGTCTGTAGGATAAAATAATTAACGATTGCGGGGTAGAGCAGTTTGGTTAGCTCGCCAGTTTCATACGCTGGAGGTCGGAGGTTCAAATCCTCCCCCCGCTACCAACATAAAGAGTTTATATGCCAAAACAATTGCACTTCTGTGGGGGACTCCCTCGTTCAGGCTCTACAGTTTTAATGAACGTCCTTCAGCAAAATCATCGTATCTTTACAACCGGAACGTGTCCTGTTCCTAACATCCTAAATCAAGTCGCAATTAACACTAGGGGTCGTGAAGAATTCATGGCTATGCCTATAGAGCGGGCTGACGAAGCATTGCACGGATTTGCGATTGCCGGGGTCCATGGTTGGTTTGATGCACTTACTGATAAGCCAGTGGTCATTTCTAAGTCTAGAAATTGGTCGGGCTATTACCACCTGTTCCCCGAAGGTAAATACATTGCTATGATTCGTGATCTACGAGATATTGTCGAATCCTTTGATCGTGTAAATGCAAAAACAAAAATCATGCATACCTTTGATAAAACTCATGGGTTACTTCCGGGTATGACAGATCAAGAACGATATCGCTATTATTTCGAAACGGGAAACCCTTTGTCGGGGGCGTTCACCTATGAGCTTCCTCGTGTACTAGAGGCTGCACGCAAGCAGACCCGTGACGTTATTTTCATTCGATATGAAGACCTTATTGTCGATCCGTTCAAAGAGTTAAATAGGGTATACTCGTTCTTAGGTGAAGAAAAATTCGAACACGATTTTGACAATATTCAACAATCTGAAATCTATGAACACGATGCCGTCTATTTCCGAGAGCGGACTAGCCATAAGGTATCGCCCTCGCTGCTGACAAAGAAGAAAGAAAAGCGCGTAAGCGATCCTGCATTCCACAAGCAAATTATAGAACGCAACCTACCGTATTATGAAATGTTTTATCCAGAGGTATTGACATGACGCCCAGAGAATATTTTGAGAATAATTCATATGTTCTGTTGCATGATGTGCTATCCAAAGATTTATGTGAAAATCTAACAAAGCGTATGTTCCAATTGTGTGAAGATGGTAAAATGGTGAAGGATGACCAGTGTCCTAAGTCGGAAGCGATTTATGGTGATCCAGTGTTTGATGGATTGTTAGAAAAACTTGCTGAGCCAATTGGACAGCACATTGGAAAAGAGTTGACCCCAACATATACCTATGCGCGTATCTATCGAACGGGTGAAGTGCTATCGCGACATACTGATCGCCCATCATGTGAGATTAGCGGTACACTAACGCTGGGATTTGATGGCATGAATGTCTGGCCAATTTATCTAGCGGCTGACCCTAACGATGAACGCGGGAAACGTGTTGATCTTAAGATTGGTGACTTTTTGCTATACCGTGGAGAAGACCTTGTACATTGGCGTCCAGAATTTAAAGGTGAATGGCAGTGCCAAGTATTTTTTCATTTCGTAGACGCCAACGGACCACACAAAGATAATAAATTTGACGGCAGACCTGAGCTTGGGCTGGGTGCCGACACTAAGGCAGAAAATCAAAACCAAACTGTAGGGCAGCAAAGTCCTGACACTGGTAACGTAAAACAATCGCGACAAGGAGTATTCCCGATTTATAACGGTGTAATGATTCCAAGTTGGGACCTACAGATTCCCGGTTTAGCTAGTATTACGTCTACAACACATCCAAACCTTGCGTTTACCCCAGAAGAGTGTGAACGGATCATTGGGTTTGCATCATCCATGTACGCGGAAGAAGGCAGTATAGGTGCTGGTGCTGATGGTCTAATTAAGAAAGATATTCGCAATGTAGACTTATATCAAATTCCAATGAACGATGATACACGTTGGGCATTTGATAAGCTAGCGCGTATTGTGAGTATTGTAAACGCGGAACACTTTGATTATGAAATCATGGGGATTACGCATGAACTCCAGCTTCTACATTACGATTCTGGCGAAGACCCCGGCCACTATGAGTGGCATGTTGACGTGGGAAACATGACAAGTTCTACGCGGAAAATTAGTGTGTCGGTGCAACTAACCGCACCTGATCAATATACTGGTGGTGATTTGATGGTCAATAGCAACGGTGAAATGCTAAATGCTTCGCGGGATCGGGGTGCTTTGGCACTGTTCCCAAGTTATTGTCTACATAAAGTAACACCAATGCAAGAAGGTGAACGATGGGCCTTAGTTATTTGGGTCCATGGTTCCAAACGATTTAGATAAGAGGCTATAATGGACGAAGATAACAAAGAATTTGATGTACTACAGTCATCTGAACTAGAAGCTAACAACGCACAGACAACCGCATTGGAAGCTCTCGAAGATACAATGAGCTTGACAACATTGCCGGAGATTACACCTAAACACCTTCCGACTCTGAAAGATAGTTTTGCTCGTGGCAAACTAGCAGAGCTAAAGAGTTTTGGTGGCCATTCTCTTGCATACAACATGGAACGTGTTGATTCTGCAATAAGCAAAACCAAAGAATTGTCTAATATTTACAACCGTAACCACTCGGAGTGGACCCGTCGCATGATCAACCTAGATCACTATGATCCTTGGTTCAACATGCGACAGATCAGTGCCGAAATGTCCAGCCGCCGGTCTGCATTGAATGAGTCCAAGTACCGACACATGAAAAACGAAGTTAAGCTTCGTCGGTTGTTTAAAAAGAAAGATCGGTATCTTGAAATCATGCAGGAGCAAAATGCACCTGTCACCGAAGAATATATTTCGGCGGCAGAGATTAAGGACAGGCCAGTACCGTTCCACGTTTCGGTTTCAGATGGCGATAAGACCCGTGTTGAAATGATGGTTTATGATGAGAAGCTTGGTGAAGCCCGCCCCGCGAAAATTGATGAACTTCATCTTCACGAACTGATGATTGAAATTAGTGAAATGCAGGAAGGCATTCTTAATGGTATGTCATTCATTGAAGGTGCTATGAAAGAAGTCTTGATTCTAGAAGATTTGTATGATCAACTTAAACTACAGATCAATACGTTTAGTGAAGCTGACTACGAGGACCATAATGCGCGTGCACACCTTCGTCAAGCTATTGCACAGTCTTTACGTGATGTACGTGGTGGTGGTACTATCACAAAAGGTGAACAAAGATTGTTAGAACAGATTGGTGTCAATCCTACTCGTCTACAAAAAGAGCTTCGCGCATTTGTTGCAGATGCTAAAACTGGTGAGAATGGTGACGAACTATCTATTCTTCGGACGAAAGAGTTCATTGAGAGTGTAGCCGATATGTACCTGAAGGCGGGTGTTGTTGAAGCCAAGTCCGAGGCTTTTGGATTTAAATCTAAGCCGCGTACAGATTACATGTATACTGATAAAATTGGCAAGATTGAAAATAACACACAATCTCATGAACCGGGGCCAACAGTGGAGACGGGGGACGAAATACCCGGCTTCAGTTTCCAGATAACACCGGGAGACATCGATACGTCTGGTACGTAATAAAGAAAAGCCCTCCGAAGAGGGCTTTTCTTTTTAGGGGGTTGACAAACTCTATAAAATTGGTAGAATGTCCAAAGCCTTGAAGGGTAAAGTATCCTTCAAGGCTTTGGTCATTTAGGAGAAAAAATGTTGGAAATTATTCTTGTGTTGGGAATGCTTCTTGGAGCAGCATCTGTAGTTATTGCACCTATTTGGGTAATCTATAGATACTTCAAGAATAGGGGCGACAGTGGCATCGTCACTGTAAACGCTGTACCATCGAAACCAACCATCATTGATGACGATGAAACTTCTGATGTTAAATACCCTAGAACGCCGGATGAGCTAATCGAATGGTTGTCCGCTGATGGGGTGGATGTTAATCTTGAAACCCGTAAAGCCATTCGTAATCTTTTCTTGGAAGGTAAATTGAAAGGCATTCGCTTGGAGCAAGCTAAGCTATGACGTATGTTAAATATCCCCGCACCCCACATTTGCCTTGGTCTCCGGGTGCAGATGAAGACGATATCATTCTCGATACGACTACAGCCTTTGCGGGCATGGAAGTTGTTGTTACCGAGAAAATGGATGGGGAGTGCACCACCATGTATCGGGATCATATCCATGCTCGATCTGTCAATAGTGGATACCACTGGTCTCGTGAATGGGTCAAAAACCTGTGGGGTTCTGTCTCCTTCAAACTGAAAGATGATGAACGAATCTGTGGTGAAAATATGTTCGCTGTGCATTCTATTATCTACACGCAATTACCATCTTATTTTCTTGCCTTTTCGTGGTGGGAAGGTGACACTGCATTGTCGTGGGATGATACCGTTGAGCGCTGCAATAATACACAGTGGCATATCAAAACAGGTGAGCAGTATCATATGGATCATGTGCCGGTTCTTTATCGTGGCGTGTATGATGAGGAAGCGATCAAGGCTTTGTATACTGATGATATGCAAAAGACTGTTGAGGGCTACGTTATTCGTCCAGCTGGAAGCTTTCAACTTAAGGACTTCCAACAAAGTATAGCTAAGTTTGTGCGTAAAGGCCATGTACAGACTGACCAGCATTGGATGTGGTCTGGGGGCGAGCGAAATATGTTGCGCCTTCAACGAAATTGAGCTAATATAAAACGGAAGGAGATAATATGAATAAGATAATTTTTACGATTACCGGCCCAACGTGTTCAGGAAAATCTACCTTAACCAAATTGATGGTAGACACTGGTAAGTTTACTGAAATTGTCTCGACCACAACTCGAATAAAGCGTGTAGGGGAAGTTGACGGGGAGAACTACCATTTTGTGACTCCCAACGAGTTTGACGAAATTGAAATGTTGGAGACGGTTACATTCAATGGAAACTCGTATGGTGGCAGTGTCGCTGAATTTGAAGATAAGTTTGATAGTGGTTTGGTGCCAGTGATTGTAGTTGATCCTAATGGTATGTTTCAAATAAATCGCAATGCCACGGAAAAGGGGTGGACGGTCGTCAATATGTTCATCGATTGCCCTACCGAATTGCAGGCTCAGCGTTTCCTTGAAAGGTTCACTGAAGACTATCGTCGGCTCTTGGGTAACGGTGACATGGATGATTACTGTGATCTTATGACAGAATACGCAGGCCGCATGACTACCATTATTGAAGTTGAAAGTGGCTGGGTTGACCAATATTTGCAAGGACGAACGCTAGAGGATAATCTTTATTTTAATCGGTTTATGCATGGTGATGAGACAGAAGCCCTTAGTGATGTATTGGAAGTTCTTGACACCATTAATGCTTGACAGCTTGCTTCTGCCACGGTAAGCTCACTCGAAATTGAAGGAGATTAACCAATGTCAGAATTTAACGTCAAAGTAGTTAGACTAACCATCGAAGAGCATCCGAATGCTGATGCTCTCGAACTCGCTGTCGTTGGTGGATATCGTTCTATCGTGCGTAAGGGACAGTTCCAGACGGGCGACCTTGCCGTTTATATTCCTGAACAGGCTGTGTTGCCCCAGTGGCTTGTTAAAGAGCTTGGGCTGGAAGGTAGGCTTGCTGGTAAAAACAGTGACCGTGTGAAGGCTATCAAGCTTCGCGGTGTGCTGTCTCAAGGTCTGATTTACCCCTTGAAGAAGTGCGAGACGACTGATGGCTCCGAATGGTATGACATGCATTTCATCGATCCTGATGAGGGTCCTACTGATCTTTATGTGCCTGAAGGTGCTGTTGTAACTCACTACCTTCGCATCGTAAAGTACGAGCCGCCGATTCCGGTGCATATGGCAGGGCAGGTTTGGAATGCTAGTGGCAAGACTCTCCGATTCGATATTGAGAATTGGAAAAACAACCCGGATGTGATTCAGGATGGGGAGGAAGTTATCTTCACGGAGAAGGCGCACGGGACCTTTGTGTCCATGGGCATCTATGACCAGACTTACATTGTGAACTCGAAAGGTCTTGGCAAGCAGGGTCTAGCATTTAAGCTTAACCCGATGAATGCTTCCAACCTGTATGTGAAGATGTTCAATGACGTTGGTCAAGCTCTTGTCGATGAGCTTACTCACCTACTGGATACCGATAGCATCTTTGTTCTTGGTGAGATTTTCGGTAAAGGTGTGCAGGATTTGCACTATGGCTCTACGGAACCGGTGTTTAGGGTGTTTGACATTTACGTGGGCAATCCTAATGGCAATGGTGAGACGGGCCGTTACCTTAACTCCGATGAAGTACTTGATGCCCTAGAATGGTTTGAGAATAGACTCCATGAATCGGACGATGGCATTGGTGACGAGATTAAATACGGTGGCTATGCGGTTGAGTACATGCCTGTTCTTTACAGTGGTCCGTTTTCGGTAGAGGTGATGCAGGAATACACCGATGGTAAGGAAACGCTGTCAGGAAAAGAGGCGCATATCCGTGAGGGTATTGTGATCAGAACCGCGATTGAGCGTCGAGACAATGAGATTGGTCGTGTGATTCTCAAGAGTGTCAGTGCTGCATACTTGACTCGTAAGGGCGATGCTACTGAGTACCAGTAGCATTTGCTGTACAAAAACTAACTAGGTAATTTAAAAATGAAAACAATCACAGCCATCATCATTATTCTGTTTGGTATATTGCTAAACGGATGTTCTGAAGGTAACAAAATCTCTACTGTATACCATTTGACTTGCTATTTTGGGGCAGAACCAACGGTGGTTGTTGACCGAGACTTTGATTTTGTTCGGGAGCATCAAAATGTATGGCGAGCATTTGATTATGCTGCTGACATGAGGTATCGGTATCCTGTTGAATCCTGTGTATATTCAAAGCGCAAAGTTACGGTTCTACGCCAGTAATTCATAATATACTTTCGTAAAAGGATACCAATGACTTCATTTCACTTAGAGTTGCATTTGATTTTAGCTGATTTGCACGAAACGATACAATCACAAGGTTATCCTTCGTATATCCTTGTGACGAATCCAGTCTGTCAAAGCTTATTGAATCGTGCTGTGGATGACCTCGATGAAACTTCAGAGGAAACCCCAACACTGGACAAGTAATAGGGATTCCTATTTCGTCTATATCCGCAGTTGTGAGATTGAACTCTATATTTCTTTTTTTAGCACTTTCTTTAAGCTGATTTAGTAGTTGCTTGAGTTCTTTCTGTGTGATATGATATGTCATACACTATGTATACAAATTTGTAGACTAGGCATCCGTTTTAATCGGAGAACACCATGGATTTTCTAATCTTTATATTGTGTTTTATAGTTTGGTATTGTTGGAATGCCCTCGAAGCAGTCTTAAATGGTGGCTCGGGAAATATGAACACGGCACATGGAGTAGCAAAGAGGTACCACACATAACAGTAAGTCGTGGGGGCTGGGTATACGACCCTGCATACTATTACTTCAACGAAATAACTAAGGTATGTGATTATATTATTTTATGTAAACCCGGCAAACCGTGGCAATGGGATAAATAACATTAATACTAGAGGAAAGTAAAATGAAACGCATTCTAGAAATTCACCCGGCAGAGGGTGGTAACGATTCCAAACTATTTGTCAACGATCTAGCTGAAGCATACTCCCGCCTATCAACTACCTACGGTTGAAAGTGTGACGTTAAAGTTCATCCAAGCTTTACACAACTCGACATCACTGGTAAAGACCTACGTGGCCTTGATAATGAAGCCGGTGGGCACAGAATACAACGAATCCCTCCAACTGAGAAACGTGGTAGAGTCCACACTTCTACGGTTACAGTATCCGTTGTTGACCCCAATCAGTTATCAGTAAACGATGCTTATCTATCCCTCGATGATAAAGACTTCCACGTTGAGTGGTTTTCAGGAACCGGTAAAGGTGGGCAACATAGAAATAAAAAGCAGAACTCTTGTCGCCTCACCCACACGCCCACTGGACTTTGTGAAGCTCGTCAAGGTAGGAACCGTAAAAACAATTATGCTGAGGCCAAGCAAAGTCTATTGACACAGATTAGCGAAATGTTATATAATGACCAGTCTAAACAAACATCACAAATAACTAGGGAACAACGGGGCTCTGGTATGCGTGGTGACAAAATAAGAACATATCGCTTTCAGGATGATCAAGTAATTGACCATCAAACAGGTAAGACTGCGAAAGCAACAAAAATAATGAAAGGTGGAATGAATCTATTATGAAAATAATACCTGAAAAATTTGACGCAGTGAGAGACGCAATTATATTTGAGGAAGTAGAAAAAGGACTCATGATCCTACAAGGGCTTGTGAATGATGGTACTATCTACGATTACGCAATGGCAGAATCAGTCCAGACTGATTATGCTGTTAAGTTTAGGGAAGGCGAAGATTTTTGGTTAATGATGGGCAAAAACGGATGATGGTTATTTTATTGTGGAAGCAATAAATATGTTTGGTGGAACAGAAGAACAATACGAAACTTGTTCAGGGCCTAGCACTTTTCAAATCTCAAAGCCTAAAAAAATAAAAATGTAAGGTTTAATATGAGTCCAGAAGAAGAGTACCAACGTTACATTAAGCATCTGCGGAGTACATATGCTGAAGCGCTCCATGATCCTGATACGCAAAAACAATTTGTAAAACAGGTCAAATCTAAGCTTGACAGTATGGTGTCAGTTGGTAGACTAGACAGTCATACCTTTACAGGTATTGATTTCGTCAATGAACGCTTTTCTTTTGAAGTAGTCTCTAGAGATGGTAGTGAAAATACGGTAGAGTTCGATATACCGGTCAACTATTACCATGGACGAACATACCCAGATGATGTGTTTAGTCACGGCGGCTAAATGCCATTAGTCTGCTCCTATAGTTTAACGGGTAAAACACGACCTTGGTAAGGTCACATTCTCAGTTCAAGTCTGTGTAGGAGCACCAACAATGAAAACAACTAAGCTGTTTTTAATGAAGACGATTACACTCCCACTAAACTGGGGCATTTCGTACTAGCAGTTGGCTCTATGACCATATTCATGATTTTATCTTTCATTCTCTCTAGACTTATACATTATGGTATGCTACTATGCTCTTAGCAACTGACAAAGGAGAATTACTATGGGTGAGTTTTTTGGTGCTATTTTGGGTTTTGGTGGAGGCATTTCGCAAAGCTTGGGCAGACTACATCAACAGTGGTAAGCACAGGCCAACTTACGAAGAGACTGAGATTAGAACATGGTGTCCTATCGACAAGGCTATGCGCCCCCAGAAGCACACCGCAAAGACCTGCCACTTAGACGCAAGTCAGCAGTTGCTCTTCTGTCTCTTGGCTGGTAAAGATTTGTCTGTGACATTTAAACCGTCACCCACTAATCGTAAGGACGGCTTTACGAGTGCGAAGGAAAAGTTGTATTTGAGAATTAATGAAGCCAAGTTTTTGGTAGATCATGATACTAGCAATAAGCAAGTCAATGAACACCAGTTATGGTTTATCAATAGGGATCGCATGAAGTTATCAAAATTCATAGAACCTTTTGGTATTACAATTGAAACGCTAGCGTCGCTCCATTTATACGCATCGCGTATGTTATTGCTGACGAACGAAGAAGTAACCAAGGAAGCGGCGTAAGCCGCTTTCCATGGGTGTATAGCTCAGTTGGGAGAGCGCCACGTTGACATCGTGGAGGTTCGCAGGTTCAAACCCTGCTACACCCACCAACTCTTATAAATACTTTCAAACTGGAGAACATTATTGTGAAAATAACATCTATTCTTGAAAGTGTGATATCAGAAGTTCCTCTGAAGGACTTCGAACCTATTGGAGATTTCTCAAAAGGATCATCTTTCAGAGACCCCCGTGATCGGAAGATGATCACCAATCCTAAGTTTAAAGAAATTGTTGCCAAGAAATTCGGTAAGACCGAATTCGATATCAATCTGTATTTTGTAAACACCCCCAAAGGTAGAAATCATACTGAGGTAGGTGCCGTTGATTTAGATTGGGTTCGTGAAAATCTTGGAGACGAAGTAGCTGACAAGGTTGAACCTAACTTTGGCGACGAAGATGAAATAAATGTCATCTTCACTAATAATAGTGGCGCAGAACGAATCAATATGACCCCATGGATCATGGCACATCGAATAGGCCATGCCCTTTCTCGATTCAGCATGACGCATGGTGGTGGGCGTCAATTCAGATCATATCAAGAAGTTGTCGATTACATCGGCAATGAATTCAATACATTCTTCCAAGACGTATACGGTATTAAGGGCTTTAATGCAAAGGGTAAGTTCGGTCCTGCCCGTCGAGACCAATTGTTGTTTAAGCACTTGGCGCATAATCTTGGAACGTTCAAGTCTGCTCGCGATAACAACATGCGAGAATACTTTGAACTATACAATGAGTTGTTTGCGCAGTATTTGATAACAGGTAAGGTTACAATGAATGATCTTCCCGAGAGATTTAAAGCTGGCAATTTCGGAGATGTATCCGTCCGCGATAAAGAGGCGTATGAAGAATTGAAAGACTTGGGTAGTTTTGAAAATACCTTGAATCATTATTTCCAAGAACTGCTTTTTGAAGCCCAACAACATATATTGGTGATGTAATATGCTATTAGAAGATTTTAAAGGCAATGTCTTACTTAGTTATCTGAAACCACTTGAGACCCCCCACGTAACTTCATTTGATTTGATGGATAATCATAATGTAGATGGTTCTTACCCTAAAAAAATTGCTCAACTTGTTGAAAAATACAGTGGTTCGTGGCTACATGAAATTGGTGGTAAGCAGGAAATGTTCTATCGGGGTATAGGCAGTATGACCAAGGAGCAGGCATCTAAAGATGCGGTCGTATCACAACGTGTCAATATGTCACGTAATGAACCAAGTGATGAAAGGCTACATCAGTTTCTAATCAAAAATATCAATGATTGCTCCAATGGTAAGGCTGTAGCGAATAGGCACAATTCAGCATTTGTTACTTCAAATAGACTTCAAGCTCGTGGGTATGGTATCATTTATGTGGCGCTACCCATGGGAGAGTACCATTATACGTGGCATAAAAAATATCGCGATATGGTTGCCGTAGAAAAAGAAACCGATAACGATTTTGATCGAGAGGAATTTTGTAAAGGTCTAGTCATCGATCAGGGTATTAAAGAAGCCCATGCTTCTCAACACGAAGTTATGGTGCATGCTAACTCTATTTTACTTATCCACGAACCAGCTTATGACTTATACAGGGATTATGGGTAGTGATACTATCTAGAAAAAATAAGTACGTCTTTATTTCAACCCCGAAGACTGGATCGCATTCTTTTTTTAAGCTGCTAACTGAAGAGTTTGATGGTGAGAGATTAGGGCCTCAATTTCATAGAACTGAACTTCCGAAAGCCGTTGATGGTTACACGGTATTTTCTACCTGTAGGAATCCTTATGAGCGGCTTGTGGCATTATGGAATTCTCTGTTGTTTTCTAAGAACGACAAGCACGCATATCGCGATACTTGGCTCCGTGTTATAAAGAAGGATGATTTTGGTACGTTCTGTAAATTCGCAGCAGAAAATACACACAACATAGAAACTCTACCAGCATTAAGGCTTCCCATTCTTATGATGCCCCAGTATAGATGGTATAGACGACTTCCACCAAACGTGCTACCATTGCATCTTGAAAATATAAATGAAGAATTTAATGCGCTTTCGTTCGTAGATCGAGAAGTTGAAATTCCAAGAGTCCTCCACCGCCCACATGCCAATTGGGACGAGTTGAAAACTGACGAAATCATACACCATGCAAATATTTGGGCTGGGGAAGATTTCGAGAAGTTTGGATATTCAAAAGAGACATAAATATAGTATGTAAAGGGGGGGCAGCTATGTTTAATCGAATTTAACTATGAGGATTAAACATGAAGCCGAAAACCTATCAGATCAAGCCATATCGCGTGGTATACCGCGTTTGGGATGACTGGAAGAAGACCTTTGTCTTTGAAACTGATGACCGTAAAGTTCTTCACGATACCTATCGTAAGGACTACTGGAATATCCCATACGCAAAGAGCATCTATGATGAGCCTCAACCGCGATTCATCATCTATAATCAGTATGGCGAATTGTGTGACTTTAATGCGTTCCTGAAAGAATTCCGTGAACCATATGCACCTCACCGTCGTGGTAGAGATAGGGCACCCGACGTTCGCTACAAAAAGGGTAATCCCAATAAGATTAAGCGGGGCTACTATGAGTGGGCTAGATTTTGGTATGGAGTTAGCGGGTGGCACCAGCCTTACGATTGGTATGAAGTGCCTTATAAGGTGAGTGGGGTTTACCGTGCAGTGAGAACGACGAACGAGATTCGTCAGAACGCTGCACATGAACATGACATTGGTCCACAGTATGTGCGCCGCAGTCGCTCAGCAAGAAGCTTGCCCTCGTCGTGGGATGATAAGTCCAACAGTGCCCAGCGAAGCATTAAAAGTTGGAAGACTCATTCGAAGCGCCGTAAGCAGTGGAAAGTATAAATATACTTAGGTTAATAGTACTTCCTATTACCACAATGGGGGAGGGCTTATGATAAAGATAATCATTGCCTTTGTATTTTTAGTATTAAGCTCAGCAGCTATGCCTGATGATGATGTGAATTTTAGGGTCTCCATCCCCATAGATAGTGCATCTGGGCCAATTTTTGGAAAGCCGAAAATTGGCATGAGAGCAAACAAATTTACGATAGACTTTAAGTCGTCTAATCATTTTGTTTTTAGTTTGGGTCGAGTAACGCTTGATACCTCTCATGAAAATTGGATTGTTCAAGAGAATGAAATGGTTGACATTGACCTAACAAACATATATAATTATAATCCTTAATGGTGAGGAATGCAAACTGGCCGAGCAGTTCGCCTCATAAGCGAATGATTGTGGGTTCAAGTCCCTCCCTCACTACCAACAATAGGATGTCATAAAAATATGATTGAGATAATTGAGAGTTCTGAACACGAAGGATTTGTATGTGTGGTATATGAGGGCACGCCATTAGCAGTTGGATTTCGTCCTAAAGATTATAATGATATGAGTATGCTTCATGGTACGGACGTTTCTCAAGAACTATCTAAGGCAGTTGGTTTTGAGAGTTCGGTGGAGCTTGAACGTCTTCGTATGATTTCCACTGAAGCGGAAGTCATTAACGCTGTAGCCGAAGATGTAAAATGCGCAATTGAAGATTACATGGAAGCATATAATACGTAAACAATAGTAGGGTGGCAGAGCGGCCTATTGCCTCACATTGGAAATGTGATGGTCGGAAACGGCACGAGGGTTCGAATCCCTCCCCTACTGCCAATTTGAAGGAAGCTTGCATGTTCACTATCAACGAATCAGAAAATTTCAAAGGTGAACTTTCATTGTACTGGAATGATGAAGAAATTGTATCAGTACCTCGTGACATGTTTAGTGTTATTAAAAATGCAGAAGATGGTGGATTTAACATTGCCGATATCTGCGCGACTGGACTATGCGGGGCCTTAGCTGAGATGCCACAATTTCAGATCACTCGCAACACGCATGCATCCATAAGAGAAACATTACTATCATATACTGAGAGTTGAATACATGAGTACACCAACTAAGCGTATTGTTTTAGTTACTGATGCGTGGTCACCTCAAGTAAATGGTGTTGTCACGACGCTCACCCAACTTACGAAACAACTTCTAGACATGGACTATATGGTGGGTATTGTCGAGCCATCCCAGTTTAAATGCTATAGGTTCCCCCTCTATAAAGAAGTTTTAATGCCATGGAATATGGTTAAAGTATACAGAACTGTAGCTACGCAGATTAAGTTTGCCCAGTACGTCCATATAGCCACTGAAGGGCCTATTGGTCTTATGGCACGACTATATTGTCATCGCCACAACATCCCATACATCACGTCATATCATACTCGCTTTCCAGAATATGCTAACGCCCGATGGAGTTTTCTAAAACTCTCATGGGGATATGCTGTAATGCGATGGATGCATAACCGCGCATCATCTGTTTTAGTAACTACTAAATCTATGCAAGAAGAATTAACCGAATGGGGTATTAATAACACCGTGGTTTGGAACCGAGGGGTTGATACTGGCGTATTTAGACCGGTTCAACATTTACAGAACGGGTCGAGAAGCTTGGACTATCCTGACCTACCCAATCTAGGATATGTTGGTCGAGTATCGGTCGAGAAAAACATGGAAGCCTTCTTGGACCTTCCAGATTATCTTGGTAAAAAAATTGTTGTGGGGGATGGCCCCGACCGTAAACGTTTGGAAAAAAAGTATCCCAATGTGCGGTTTGTTGGATATAAATTTGGCAAGAATCTTGTGGCAGAATACAACAAGATGGATATCATGGTGTTCCCGTCAAAAACCGATACCTTTGGGCTTGTAAATTTGGAGGCGATGGCGTGTGGGACGCCTGTTGCGGCCTTCCCGGTTACAGGACCAAAGGATATCATTCAAGAGGGAGTAACCGGTTCCATGAACGATGACTTGGCAGTAGCTGTCAAGAATGCTTTGCTAATTGATCGCAACCAGTGTATGCTAGCAACTCGCAATAACCACTCGTGGGATAATGCATTGCTACCCTATTTGGGTGCAATCGTTGACAAGGAGGGCACATCATGACGCCTATGACGATTATTACAATATTGAGCGAAATTTACGAAAATGGGCCAGCATGGGAATATTTTGATTACCCATACTATGCAGGCTTGACTTCCGTAGACTCAAATCAATTGACTTCTGAATTTGTTGATGCTGTTCAGCATGTGTGGGACGACGTTGGCAAAATGAAAAAAATTGAATGGATGGAATCTGCCATTACGGAGATGAAACGGTTAGGCGGTTAAAAAATGAAAACGTACCCTACAATTCCGAAAAAAATTCAAGACGTAGAGGTCTACGCCTTTGATAAACTCGATGGCTCTAACATCAGAGCCGAGTGGTCAAAGAAGCGGGGCTTTTATAAGTATGGCACTCGTAAAAGACTACTTGATGCAAACGAGCAACCGTTTGGTCAAGCGGTTGAGCTTATCAACGACGTATACGGCCAGCGACTAAATCGTAGATTTACCGACCGTAAGTTTGAAAGAGCAATTGCATTCTTTGAATTCTTTGGACCCAATTCTTTTGCTGGCTTCCATGAAGAAGATGATACTTTCGATGTTGTTTTATTTGATGTTGCAGTATATCGAAAGGGTATCATGCCCCCTAAAGATTTTCTCAACATGGTGTCTGGATTGAAAGTACCCGATCTTGTTCATGTTGGGAAGGCTGATGATTCATTCATCCAGCAAGTACGCAGTGGTCAGCATCCCAAAGTGACTCATGAGGGTGTTGTTTGTAAGTATGTTGTTCGTAAAGAACAGGTAGGTATGTTCAAGATTAAAACGCAAGACTGGCTAGATAGCCTTAAAACAAAATGTGGTGATGATGATAAAATGTTTGAGAAACTAGCATGACAACAATTGTATTTAAAGGTGTTGATGATCAAATAGAAGTCACTTGCTTCGGTGAAGTGGTGTGTCTAGTCAATGACATTGTAAAGGAAGAGCTTAAATCTATGTCCGCCATGGATTTCAGGTCAATCGTTCGTAAAAAAATTGTAGATAAATTAGGTGCAGAGTATGAATTCAACCTCAGCGACTTCTGGTTAGGTGTTGCCGTAATTGAGAGCTTTGGAGATTACGGTCATCCAGATGAAGAGCCTTTACGAGCAATTACATTAAAAGACGCTGATGACGAAATTGAACTTACATGTTTTGACAAAGTGTTGGGCACAATTGCCAAGCCTACCATCGAAAACTTAAAGGGGTGGAATGGTCTAGATATTGAATATGAAATTGTGAAAATTATTCGCACAAAAATTGCAGACGAATTTGGTGATAAGTTTGGTTTCACAGCTAATGATTTCTGGTTGGTCGTTGTAGGCTGTGAAGCTCTTTCCAAATACCTTAAAGATGAACTTGATCGTTGTGATCAATAATCCCCAGTAGTCTGACCACCGAAGTACGTAACCTCGCCAATTCTGATGGGTGAGCTTTCTTTTCAGAGAGCTTACGAATCATCCCCTCGACTTTATTAACTTCAGCCTGAAGATTTTGCTTTAGAAGTTTTCGATCATCGTCGGGAACCTCTTTCTCTTTGAAGTACTTCGACTGAATTTCCCCAATATACGACATATAAACTCCTATCTAAACAATCACTTATTCTACTACACCCCCCAATTTTTGTCAATACGCCATTGGGTGTACAAGCTTTTTCGAATTTTTTAGAATTTATTTATAATTAATTTCTTAACAAAATCAATTACTTATCAATTTACCCCCTAATACTTTAGGAAATGATTCAACCTTGCATAAATAATTATGTAGATTTAATAAGTCTATTATTGTAATTATCCCATAATGTTAAGGAGTTAGCTATGGAAGAGTTGCTTCAACAGTTGGTAGAAAGTGATCTACTAACGGAAGATACAAAGAAAGAGCTTACGGAAGCTATCAGCAAGCAAATCGAAGAAGCTAAAGAAGCTGCGATTGTTGAAGCAAAGGCGGAAGTAGAAGCTCAGGTTCGCGTTGATCTGCAAGAGCAGTATCAGGCTGACCGAGAGGCTCTAATCGAGGCTCTAGATACTAAGACCGAAGAGTACCTAAAAGAAGAACTAGAAGAACTGCGTGACGACATTGAGCGTTTCCGTGATCTAGAAGTTGAATATGCTGACAAGCTAGAGGAAGCCAAAGAAGAACTTGCACAAGTTCTTAAGGGTGACCTAGAAGAGCTAGTCGAGACAATCGACCAGTTCCTAGATATGGCACTAGAAAACGAAATGTCTGAACTAAAAGAGGACCTAAAAAACGTCCAGCGTCTACAGTTCGGTAAAGAAGTATACGAAGCATTCGAGGGTGTTTTCTCCAAGAAATTTGTTGATGAGAATGGCCTAGAAAGCGATTTGAAAGAAAAGGAAGAGCGTCTAACTGACCTATCCGATCAGCTTGAGGAAGCATCCAAAGAGCGTGAGACGATGCGCCGAGAGAACAAGATGACTGAAGTTCTGTCATCGCTACACGGACGCTCCCGCGATGTTATGGAAGCAGTGCTTCGCAACATTCCAACCAATAAGTTGGTTGAAGCATACGAACACTACATTCCAAAAGTTCTGAACGAGAGCGCTGAAGAGCCTGTCGTTGAGTCGGAGAAGGAAAACGAGAAGTCGTCAGTACTAGCCGAGGGTGATGATTCTGCGAAAGCAGATGAATTGAAAAAAGGTGAGGTCGTCTCAACAGGCGACACAGAATCTCAGCAGCTTGAAGAAGCAGTTGAGGATGAAGTGCCAGCAAGTGTACGTGCCGAGATTGCTCGTCTACGTCATCTAAGCGGCATTCATTAAAAAAGAATTATTACCCCATAGGTTAGGAGAAATATAACAATGGACAATTCACTATTTGAAAACTGGGACGTTACTAAAGAGGCTCTTCTCGATGGTCTTAAGCCGTCCCAAAAAGAAGTTGTAGGTCCTCTTCTAGAGAACCAGAAGCAGTACATGCTACGTGAATCAGCGGCAGCTGGCTCCGTACAGGGGCACGATATCGCAAACTTCCGTAAGACTCTACTACCGATGATCCGTCGTATTATTCCGGGCACCATCGCAACAGAGCTTGTCGGTGTTCAGCCAATGAGCGGACCAGTTGGTCTTATCTACACGCTTCGTTACAAGTACGAAGAAGATATGACCCAAAACACGGCAAGTTCGCAGTTTGGTGGCTTTGACATCGCAGCAGGCGAAGAAGCTTTCGGTAACGACAAGCCAATCCGCCAGTTCTACGCTGGTAACACGGGCGCGGCTGAAGAAGCTGGTGCTTCCGGTATTGCACACGATGCTGCTGCAACTACAGACATTGCTGCGGCAACGGCTGAAGGTGGCGCATGGGAGTCCTCGCAGGACGTAACAACCTACGACACAGGCACGACCGACTTCTCGGGTTACTCCGTAAACGTTGGTGGTTCTATGCTTGGTGGTTCGGGTTCCTTCATCGAAGGTTCTGGTGGTCGTAAGATGAGCCTAGAAGTTATCTCGCAGGCAGTTGAAGCTGGTAGCCGTAAGCTACAGAGTGGTTGGACAATCGAAGCTATGCAGGACCTAAACAGTCAGCATGGTCTAGACCTTGAGTCCGAAATCACGAAGGCACTATCTGCAGAGATTGTGCAGGAAATTGACGCGGAAATCATCAACGACCTTCTAGCTCTTGCTGGTACGGTTCGTACATTTGACTTCTCCGCAACCGGTGGTACGACTTACGCTCCCGCGTTCGTTGGTGACCGTTTCGCTAACCTTGGTGTTCGCATCAACGAAGTAGCAAACGTCATCGCTCGTAAGACGCGTCGTGGTTCGGGTAACTTCATTGTGGTTTCCCCAATGATCGTTTCCGTACTACAGTCGGCAGCCAAGGCAGTGTTTGCCCCAGCAGTTGAAGGTGACTTCAAGGGTCCAAACAACACCGAGCTAGTCGGTACGCTTAACGGACGTATCAAGGTTTACTCCTACCTGTGGAACCAAGCAGGACCGGGTTCATCTTCGCCAAACGGCGACGACAAGATTCTTGTCGGTTACAAAGGTGGCAACGGTGAGGTTGATGCCGGTTACTTCTACGCACCATACGTTCCTCTAATGAGCAGCGGTGTAGTTGTTAACCCAGTTACCTTCCAGCCAGTTGTTTCTCTAATGACTCGTTACGGTAAGGTTGCACTAACCGATCCAACGACCTCCCTCGGCAATAGCGCCGACTATTATGGGCGTATAAATGTTACTAACCTTGAGTTCCTATAAGGTCTAGTAGCTAGTAGTAACACGGCAACTAAAGTTGCTAACTCCGAAAAGCCCCGCTCCGTGCGGGGCTTTTTTTGTGCTTAAGGAAACTTACAAACAATAGCATGGCTTGAAAATGCTACTAAATACAAGTCATAAACAATTATGAATGATCTAGATGGTTTGGTATATGAATAACTTTGACATTGAACATGAATTAACAAAGATAATGGCTGCTGAAATAGCTAAAGATATTGATGAAAAAATAATGAAAGATATTCTTGAAGCTTCAGGTGGAGTGGAGTGGAAGACCACATTGACCGATTAGATTTTTCTAAATTTCTTGAGGAAGCCGATGGTAATATGCGCCAAGCGAGCGCTAACTATAATGAAGCGCTCAGTATTGGCATTATTTACTGTCCATATGTTCCAATATATTCCACTAATGTTTTCATAGGATATAAATATTGAAAACAGGAGTTGTGTAATGTACAAATTTGGACCCACATCCCAACGACGTTTAGATACATGCCATCCAAAACTACAAGAAATCCTTAACGAAGCTATTAAACATGTTGATTTCAGTGTTTTATGTGGGCACCGAAATGAAGCAGATCAGACCACTGCGTTTCAATCTGAAAACAGTAAGGTACAGTGGCCAAACAGCAAGCATAATAGTATGCCTTCACGTGCAGTAGACATTGCACCGTATCCAATTGATTGGGAAGACCTTAAAAGGTTTGCACACCTTGGTGGATTGATTAGAGGCATCGCGGTTGTTAAGGGTATTAAATTACGTTTCGGTTTTGATTGGGACGTAGACGGTGATATTACGGACCATAAGTTTATGGACTGGCCGCACATCGAACTAGCAGACGATGAAGAGTAATATGAAACGATTAAGCTTTAGTGAGTACTATGTTTCTAAGAAGAAGCTTTTATCAGCGTGTGATAGTGTACCACGTATTCGGAATGAATACACGTTGAAAAAGTATTGTAAGTTCCCGGTGTTTGAAGCACTGGACAACGATGATCGAAGTTATGTATCCTTCCGACCAAAGGACAGAATTGAAGTCCTTTGGGAAAAGGTAGATGAATTTGATGATTACCCGACTGCAAAACGTATTGTTCTTATATCCGAAGATGGTGATAAAGAAGTGTACCCCTGCTGGAACAACAAAAAAATCCACAAGTGGATCAACAGTAATACCATTGAAAGTTAATATGAACCAACTCATTGACGAGTGGCATGTCTGTCCGTATGAAGACAACGTTGACGAATTATTTGCTAGCTTTAAACATTGTGTTGAAGCCTATCTTGCCACTGACCCTCTGACTACAAAGACAAGAGTCAACATCGTTCAAGATTTACGCACGTTTCTCAACCCTCATGAAAATAAAAACTTAGCATATTTTACGGATATAATTTGTGATACAATTCTTAGTAAGTTCCATGGAATTGAAAGGGATGGCTTGCCTTTATTGCTGGAATTCATTCAAGAGTGTGAGGAACACGTTTATCTCAAACTCTAGTTACCCTATCCATAAATAATTAAGGAAGCAAAAGGAGTTTCTTTAATGTTTAATGATGCCATGAGGGTACTACATGATTACGGGTGGGCAGCACTCTTTTTGTTTGTGTGTGGCATTGCGTTGTTGCGCTACGTTAGCAACCGCATGAAGGTATGGAGTGATCGAGATATTGCGCGAATTCAAATTGCTAAGGACGAGCTTTTAGCTAATCAGCTGTTTGCTAACATAGAGTTTAAACTTTCAAACGAAATACCCTCAATGTCGTTCAATGGGAATTTGAAACCGATCAGACAGAAAATGTTTCGCAAACTTTTGGAAATTAAAGTTGTATGCTTAAAAGAAATTGCACTGTCATTGATTAATGAAAACATTGAAGACATGACACCTGCCCAATGGATGGCACTCGTTCATGAAAAACTGTCTACAGGTGATAGGACTTTACATGACCGTGCAATATCAGCAGGCGTTCCTGAACTTGTTATAAATAAATTTATGATGTTCCGGCAGCCAACTCAAATATTACTGTATAACTATGTTAAAGACCTTACCGTGTCAACATTTTACGAAAGCAATGTTGTTCGAACAAATACTCTATTGTATTTGCTAAATCTAAAACTGGTAACTGTAATTGGTGATTCTGAGCGGAATTTGATACGCATCAACGGTGAGATTACGGGCCTGATGTTTGAGGGTAACCCACTAGAATAACTGAACTTAAATGGGAAAACTTCACGGGGGGCAAGCCTATGTGGAGTTTTTTTATGCGCAGTGATAAATATCCATAGACCCAAAAGGATATCAAATGGCTATTTACGATAAGCATGCAGACTCTCCAGAGCGCCTCAAGAATGAAGCGGAGGATATTACCCTCAAGCTTGTTCGCAATGGCGACGGAACTGCAACCATCAAGTGGAACATTCCGAGCATTTCTGGTTGCAGTGTCGAAGATTTGATTTACGATGGTATCGTAGTCACGGTAAGCAGTCGCCCAGCAAATTATATCAGTTCATCCCCCCAGAACGGTGAGTACTATGATGCTGATACAACATTTGATTCTGACCTACATACAGGTGACAAGATAAATGTAGCATCTGTGGTGGGAGCATTTTACCATGATCGCACGACAACTGAGATTACTGTAACTGATGTTGCCAACAAGACACCATACTATGTGTCAGCTTACGCGGTAGATCAGGTTGGTAACTATTATCGTCAAGGGGTCCACGCATATAGCTTACCTACCGGTGAATCTGAAACGGATAAGTCTGGCCCAGAGCAGCCAGCATTTCATGATCTTCAGATCGACACCCCGGAAGGTATTACAGTAAAGACTAGAACAGGACTTGCCAAGGGAGCAACGTATACCTTTCGCGTAGAAATAAATGGTGACTGCTACAGTTTCGATGACCTTCGGGGAAGCGATATGCAGACCTACGAGGATATTGCATCAGTTTTAAACAAGCGTCTCAAGTTGCTTGTCAAGCCCATTTTAGGTCCCAATTTCCCCAATACGGGAAAGTTTCAAGTAGACGAGTCGAATAAGAAAGTATATCAGTGGGATGGTTCGCAGAACATTGAACAGGATGCTATCTTTTTAGATGAAGACCCTGCACTACCTGTAATTGGTACATATTGGTATAAGCCTTCCACCAAAGAACTTCGTATACGAGAAACCGCCGGGTGGGCACTTGTAAGTGCAATTATTGAATTTGCAACTGATCCATCAAATCCATCTGACGGTACCGTGTGGTTAGATAAAGTTCTCGAAAGTAATGGGGGCTTGGACGCAACAAACACTACTGCATGGGTATGGGAAGCTGGTACATGGTGCAAGCGTAATACTATTATCCAAGTCCGTAATCCGCTACTTCCGCCTATTCTATCATCTGGAACGTATTGGTACAACGAAACTGACGGCACCGTAAGTGGCCGCAATGTTGATGGTCGTAAGTGGGATGAAGTCGATCCAATTGTTTGGGACACTGACCCCAACACAATTTCCGATGGAGATTTTTGGTACAGTGGTGCAACCGAATTAGCATTTGTTCGTATTGCTGGTGAGTGGTCCGATGTGACCAACATCCGATACGAGGCTACAGAGCCGACTAATCCGGTTGCCAATCATTACTGGTTCGATACAACAGAACAGCGCCTGTATCAGCGCAATGGTGCGAATGATGCGTGGGTAGAAATTAATGTTGTTATTGCTGCAACTGATCCTGCTACTCGTGAAAGCTGTGATCTATGGTGGAATGTTGATGTTGGTATAGATACGCTATTTAAGTGGGACGACGTTAACAATGAGTGGGATGAAGTGGACGCATTTTTCCAGAGCGTTGATGATCCTGCTAGTCCTTCAGCGCTGCCGGGTGGTACGATATGGTATAACCCTGAAACTGAAGTTATGCAGCAGATCACTGGTCTGAACTGTTCAAATGTTTCGTTCATTTGTTCAATGTATGACCCCTCCAACCTTCCTATAGGTGTCGTATGGCTCAATACGGCAGACGGCACCTTCTTTATTTGGGATGGTGTGGAGTTTGTTTCAATTGAAGCTATACGTGACGAAGATGACCCATACGGTGTGTCTGACGGCATTCTATGGTTTGATGGCGACGATGACCAGCTTTTCTTGCGAGAAGTGGGAGCGTGGGTTGAACAGGTATACAGCCGGGATTCACTGGCCTCCGAGGTAGATACCTACTTCTTCAACACGGTTGAGGATGAGTTGTATCAATGGAACGGTACGATGTGGTTAGTATCGTGCGGGTTGGCATCAGTAGAGTTGTTATTCGACCGTGCAGTGTGCTTTGATAATGTCCCCAACATAAACATTGATCAATTTGGACAATTCAATGATTTCGATAAATTTGGTCGTGATATTGTTAGATTTAAGACGTGCGCCACCGGTTGCGATCAGCGAATTGAAGTTGATTCAACCCAATCCGATGCTATATTTGTAAAAATAAACAAGCCAGTTATTCGCTATGCGCCAGCTACTGGGCGTAGCACTAACAACAATGGTCCGATGTATCGTGAGCTTGGTGTAGGTACAGATGGATCACCTGATGAGCGACGTAAATTACAAGAGCAGATTCGTGTAGCTCTTGGTACTGTAAGCACAACTGTTGAGCTTACTAAGCAGCAGCTGGATGAGTGTATTGACAACTCATTATTGATGGTGCGGAAGTATTCAAGCTACTCTTACGAGCATGTGTTGTTCTTCTTAGACGTGCTTCCTAATCAACAAAAATATTCATTGACGAATGCGTGTGTTGGGTTCAATAAAATTGTAAACATCAATGCGGTCCATCGTATGCGAGGTGGATTCTTGGGCACGGGTACTGGTGGATTTGGTGGAAACGATATTTATGGATACGCCGCGTTGCAGCAATTGTATTCACTGGGTACGTTTGATATGTTGTCTTACCATATGGTGTCTAGCTATATCGAAGATTTGCAGTACTTGTTTGCAGACCAGTTGGTGTACACTTTCTACGAGGATAATAGAACACTTAGCTTCCATCAAATATTTTATAGCAATGAGCGCGTCATGCTTGATGCGTTTATTGAGGTATCGGAACAAAAGCTTATTACAAACCGTTACTTGTCACTTTGGATTAAGAAGTGGGCTATTGCTGAGGCTAAGATGATGCTATCTCATGTTCGTGGTAAATACCAGTCGCTACCGGGTCCAAATGGATCAACAACATTGAACTCACAGGAATTGATCACACAGGCCGAGAACGAGAAGGTCGAGTTGAGAGAAGAGCTATTCGACCGTTCAATGCAGGATCACAATGCCGATGTACAATCACAGTTCTTTATTGGATAACAGATGAGTATAACAAGTCAATTAGATGCATTACTAAACAGTGGTAATTGTCCTGTAGATGGGGATGGTAATTTTATTGCCCCGCCACAGAATGATGCACTCTCTAAGATATGTAAGTCCTTGAATCCGGCGTTAAACTGTGCGAGTGATGATCCGACCCCAGCATGGGAGCTTACCGAAGGCGCAGACTCTTGTGTCATTGATGCTTATATTAGTGAGTCTATCACTATCGGTGGTGCTGTAGTCAACGTATATCGCATGCTTGGTGTGCATGAACAAGGCTATCTACAGGACTTGACTGGGAGAAGTGGTGTTGCGGTTTCAAATGGCTCGCACCCCAATTTCCCAGCTACGAATGCATTCACTTTATTCCCAACGCAATGGCGTTCTATTCAGCTTGGGGCTGAAGTTACGTCGTCTGCTTATATTGGATATGATTTCGGTGAATTACTACTCGACAATGGAAGGAAACGTTACGGTCTAGAAACGTTTGTCAAGCATGATGTAGCGGCGATTAAGATTAGACAGGGATGCCGCTCAGAGAATCGTGTCACTAAGGCTCGTGTAGAGCGTTCTAGTGATGGTGAGAAGTGGTTTGGTGTACAGGTTGTCGATCTTCCAGATTGTGAGGGTGCGGCTCGTGTGAATTTCAAGCGTAGCGTGCCTTCACGCTTCTGGCGTCTAAGACCTATCGCGTTCAACGGTACTGAGACTGATGCTTGGGAAATTCAAGCATTGCAACTTCTTGACTATGAAGCAACTCGTGTAGACAACATACAGGACCGTATCTTTCTAGAGAATAGGGATCGAGATTATGATGAGAACCCCATTCGAATGAAAGGTTCTTATCAGCCAATTGACATTCAGTCCAATCAATCCAAGTGGGGCTTCGGTACTCAATTCTCTGGAGACGAGTGGATTATTGAAGTAAGCTTTTCATCTGCGATATCGTTACTTGGGCGTCCTTTTGTTATTGGTGACATTCTCCAACTCCCGTCAGAAACGCAGTATACTCCGAGCTTGAAGCCAGTGCTTCGTTATTTGGAAGTCAGTGATGTTGCATGGAGCACGAATGGTTACACTCCAAACTGGATTCCAACCATGCAGCGTTTGATCGCACGTCCGGTGATGGCGTCACAAGAAACGCAAGATATCATGGGTAAGCTCACTCAGGATACTGATAATCTTGGAACGGTCGATATTGACGATGGTTCAAGTGATAAAAAGTATCAAGATTTATCGAATATATCCCAAACGATTGACGCTGATGCGAACACTCAGACTCCAGTACGAGGCGTAGACTATGCCGATATTGCCAAGATTTCAGATGAATTTTACGATTGGGCAGAAGATCAGGGCAGTCGTGATGTTGCGAAGCGCATTGATCGTGTTCGGGCACAGTTTGGTGTGGATGCTATGCCTCCTAATGGTGAGGATTATACTCAGGGTGACGACTTCCCTGCTAAGCCAAAAGATGGGGACTACCACCGACTAACGTATACTTCTATTCGTTCAGGTATCCCTGCACGCCTACATCGTTGGTCTTCTGCGAAAAGCCGTTGGATATTCTTGGAGAAGGATCGTCGCGCCGAATTCAAGAACACTGAACCGAAGCTTCAGAATAAATTGAATCCAAACGAATCCACAGTAACCAACCCAGATGATAAGGATGCTTTTCTAGATGATGAAACGTAATCGTAGAAATAACATCCGCTATTGAACCGCCATACATACCCCTTACTATCGAATGGATCGAATGGATTGAATGTTTGATGGGAGTTTGATATAATTCTGCTCACAGGAGTAAGTATGGCAAATAACAAAAAACAAAAACTAATTATACAAGATTTACTTTCATCCCCTGAAATATACACGCAAACGTCTGGAATTTTAAAACCTTCTTATTTTGATCAGGAATACGAACCCATTGTAGCATTTATTCACGAGTACTATGGTAAATATAGTGCAACTCCAGCGGTTGACCAAATAGCCGCCGAGTTTGATCTAGAAATAGAAGCAACTGTTAAAGTGTCACGTGATCGCGTAGAATCAACTTGTGATGATATCGAAAAGTTCTGTAAAGAGACGGCAGTTAAAGAGGCCATTTATAATTCTTTAGAAGATATCGAGAACCAAGAAATGAGTCGGGTTCTGGCCCGCGTTACGGAGGCTGTAAATATAAGCCTTCAGCGTGATATGGGTGTTGATTTATTCAATAACCCCGAAGAGCTTTTACGAAGTCTTATTGACGATTTCACACCCATACCCACGGGTATTGACGGCATTGATGGACCACTTGATGGTGGCCTTATTCGGCAGCAATTTACACTATTCTCGGCTAATTCGGGTGGTGGTAAGTCTGTAATGCTGGCCAACATCGGAGCTAATTATGCGTTACGTGGTTACGACGTACTGTATATTTCATTGGAGCTTCCTGCTGAAATGGTGTTCTTGCGATTAGCGTCTATCATTTCCGGCTATGATACTTCTAACTGGAAGGGGCACATACCGGAAATAAGTTCTGGAATTATACACGCAAAGAATAGTGCTGGGGGTGGATCATACATTATCAAGAAAATGTCACAACATTCTACTGCCGCAGATTTTCGTTCATACTTATCGTTTTATGAAATGGAATATGGTAAACTGCCAGATGTATTTCTGGTTGACTATCTTGATCTTATGGACCCAAACTCTGGTGCGGGTAATCTTGGAATCTTCGAACAAGATAAGAGAAAGTCCGAGGAAGTAGTTGATATATTACAAGAATATGATATGATAGGTATATCGGCATCACAGCAAAACCGTGATGCGATTAGCATGACTTCACCTAATCAGTCTGTTATTGCTGGTGGTATCTCAAAGGTCAACACCGTGGACAATTATATTTCACTGTTCATGGATGACACCATGCGTCTTGAAGGTGAAATGAATGCTTACTTCCTAAAGACTCGTTCAAGTCGTGGTGTTGGTCATTGTTCAATCCTGAATTTCAACTCAACTAATCTGAGAATTAGTAATTTGGACGGGGGTGGTTCAGGCGTCATGCCACGTAAAAGAAAAGCTAAGGCTGACATGGAAGATGCTTTGGCCAAGATAAACGAACCCAAAGTACCGGAAGAAATTTTGGTTAACGGACTTCCGGGTATGCCGGAAGATGATGAGCCGGAGGTTAGGCCGATGTTTGATGATGCGGACCAGCCCCCAATCATGCCTAAAATAAAGGCAACACACGAAGATTTTGATGAACTTCAAAATCTAATAAAAGACTTCGCAGGAGAAGATTAATATGATTAAAGTTGAACCTGTCCAGTCAGTTGCGGTGAATATGGGTGATAGAACTATCACTCTACCACGATCTGAACTGGATCAAGACCCGGCACTGAAACAGTGCCTTGAGCAATTTGATCGTTTACGACAAGAGATTGTAGATGAAGAATATGAACGTCAAAAGTTGACGCACGCAAGTATGTCAATGCAGGCCCAATTGAACAGGCTTGGACTGAAGTATGCGGAACAGAAGTATGGTGATCTTATGGGCAACACGGAAACTAAAACCGAAAAGGACTCTGATGATGAGTGATTTATACGAAGATATTGATGATGTAGTGGAGCAGGCAGAAGCCGAATTTGATCAATTTCTAACGCGACAAACCGAATATTCCAATTATGTTGCTGAAAAGTTTAATACAGTATACAGTTTTAAAGAATGGTATCAGCAGACATATGGTGAATCACTTCCGCAGGAGGCTATTGACTCATCGATTGAAGGTGTCAGGGATGATGTTTTAGAATTGATTGAAGAGCACCTTATGGAGCTAAACGGTCAGTAAGGCATAAATACCCATACAGAATGTAGGTGCGGGAATTATGTCAGACGAAAATAAAGTAGTAAAAACAATTGAGCATCCACTCGAAGAAGTCTTTGATATCGAAACAGGTACTACGGAAGTAGAAGTTTACGAGCGGGAAGGTGAACTTGTTAACGCCCGTGAGTATGACGATAAAGACAAAGAGATTGATTCACAGTATCAGGAAATTTACGACAGCGCCATGGACGGCTTTGATCTGCTATCCGACGAACTTCATACAGTTGAAGGTAAGTTTAAGGCGAGAGTTGGTGAAGTATCGGTTCAGCACTTAAATGCTGCTCTAAACGCCGCCTCGCATAAAGCGAGGCTTAAAGAGCACAAGGATAAGCTTGAAGCAAAGAAAACAAGTGGACCATCCCATGTGACAAATAACAATACTTTGATCGTAGATGATCGAACGGCATTGTTAACCCAGTTGCGTAGGAATATGGAAGGTGATAAGACAGAATGACAAGTTTCTTAACCGAAATACACAGGCCAGTTGTGCCACAGGAAACCCTAGATGACGCAGCATGTGTTGTTTTGGCATACTGTGTGGCTAGTGCATTCTTGACGAAGAACCAAGGTGTGCCAGTTATGCCGTCTCACTTTATACGGATGCTGAGTTATTTGCGTGAAGGAAGGAGCACCATTAATTTTACAAACATGGAAAGCGCACATAACACTTACGACCAAATTACACTTCGTGCCCCAGCCTCCGAAGCTACTAGAAACTACATTCTAACCAAACTCTCAGATCGTATGTCACCCGACTTTTGCATGGTTCGGAGCATACTTGATTATTTGAATAATGATTCTGATTTCGGTGCCATGGTTGAAACTGTAACAAATAATGGCGTTATGAATCGTATTATAATTGATGTAGATAATATGTCAGTGGGTGAGCCGAAGGCCACTTCAATAATGATTGACAATGAGCATGTTAAATTGTTCAACACTGTGATGCCAATATATGATCATCGAACTGGTATTGGTGGTGTAGGTCAGAAAGAATTAGAAAAAGATTATGGATTCGAAACGCAACGCCAATTTGTTTTGAGTAACTTAGGAGTTGACGTTGGTCCTGATTCTGCGGTATACTACCAAACTGCACATAATGATGGTTCACCGAGTGTAGCGTCCGTTGAACTTGCGACGCGAGGTCTCTACAATAATGTGTGTCGGAAAATAAATGATGGATTGGCGGGCGCAAACGACACCGCACTATATGACTTTAGAATGCAGTTAATAGCCAAGATGCTTGGTTGCTGCTATGGCGTTACTCCCAAAACAGGTCTAGACCTGCACGACGTTAGCGATTGCACATGCTTGGTTATTCCAAGCAACAAGATAAAACATAAAAGCTTTGCTGTCAACCCACTTGTGGATAAACTATATAATTGTGATCTTTTGGCTACATGCCCAGAAAATGTTAATCCATCAATTAGAATCATGGATGGAAAGACAGAACTGTTTCAGGTCAGGTTTAAGAAAGAGCGGTATAGTGGAAATTTGACGGATCATCGCTACAAGATGTATTTCAAACCCAGCCGCTTGGAAGAATACTTCTAATAAAAACAAATAATAAAAGGGGATTCAATGAGTAGTATTGCTAAAAAAGAATTCGTAGCGCGATATCGCGCTGCGCTAAAAGCCAAGTTCACCCGCGAAGAATTCGCAGCCTACTTGGGGGTCAAGCCGGATAGCGCAATTCGCAGACGACTTGAAATCAAAACTTCCACTGGTCTAAACTTACCCTACTTAAAAAGTGATCCTACCTTCAACGGTCAATTAGAGGTTGCCAAAGTTGAAAAGTTTGAAGATTTCTTTAGTGAATTAATGAGTAAGGATGCTCCCAAGACGATTAACGCCCCCAATACGCAGCAAGTATATGTAATCACATCAGCGCAAAATGCAACTCCTGTTCATGATGGATTCCTTGCTACACTTCTCCAATACTGTTCTCTTAGAAACGCGCAACTTATGGTGATTCCGTATCGGTACAAGAATCCAACATCTATTTGGAACGAGCATAATGAAGACGCGGATTATTGGTGGGAATCCATCAAGCCCTATATTGTTGACTCCAAGACTCGCATGTGCAAGGGGCTACAGCTTCTAGCTCAGATTAAGAGTCAGCCTACTGGAGTAACTCCTCTTTCAGGATTTGATGCTTTTACGGGTAGCGATTCTGCTATCCTTGGTCATCCTAAAATCCAACTCAAGACTGTTGCCACGCCAAGTAAGAACATGCCAAAGATTCTTACCACAACCGGCGCATGCACAATTGAGAACTATACTGATTCTAAGGCCGGACACAAAGGCCGATTCCACCACAATATCAGCGCACTGATCGTCGAAGTTGATGGTGACAAGTTCCATATGCGCCATGTGCATGGTGAGGACGATGGGTCCTTTTATGACTTAGAGTATTACTACACTCCACATGGTCGCGAGACTTATGGTCGCGTCGCAGGTTTTGTGCCGGGTGATATTCATGCTGAGTTCATTGATCCAAATGTTGAGTCGGCTATGTTCGACGGTCCAAATTCTATTGTGGAGGTATTGAATCCTGAAGTTATGGTATATCATGACCTAGAAGACTTCTACCGCCGCAACCACCATCACCGTGGCAATGATATCGTCGCATATGGCAAGCACCATTACAAGCAGGATAACGTTGAGGAAGGTTTGCAACTGTCTGCTGATTTCATTGACCGGCATACTCGTGCTGAAATGTTGAACCTCATCGTCAGATCAAACCACGATGAAGCCTTCGAGCGATGGTTGAAAGAATCTGATCCTAAAGATGATCCTGAGAATGCACGATTCTACTACTACATGAAGTTTAATCAGCTATCCAATGTCAAGCGTACTAAGACTGGCTATAAGACAATCAATGCATTCAAGTTCTGGTGTGAGAACCCGCTTGAACAGAGAGGGCTTACATCCGTAGACAATACTAAGTTTCTTGGACGTGATGAAAGCTTCGTTGTTGGAGGAATTGAAATTGGATTCCATGGTGACAGTGGTATCAATGGTTCGCGAGGCAGCATTCAGGCTTTCTCGAAAATTGGACCGAAGACAGTTATTGGTCATTCACACTCGCCGGGTATCGTTGAGGGAGCGTATCAGGTAGGACTATGTGCTTACCTTGACCTAGAATATGCTTCAGGACCGTCCAGTTGGCTCCATACGCACTGTGTAATCTATCCGAATGGCTCACGAGCACTTATAAATGTAATCAATGGAGAATGGCGTGCAAGCTACTATAATCGAG